TCTCGTTGGCCCTTGGGTTTCGTTGGAGTTGGCCATTCAAGAGGGCTGGTACCATCGCAATGGCAGCAAATACAAAACGATGCCCGAGCAAATGCTCATGTATCGGGCCGCCAGTTTTTTCACCCGGCTGTACTGCCCGGAAATCAGCCTGGGCATGGCCACACCGGAGGAAGCATACGACACCGAATATACGGTAATTGAAACGACGCCATTGGCTACCGTGCCCGCACAGCCCCCCACGGGCACCACAGTCGCCGATAAGGTAAACGGAGCAGCCACAGGCAGGAAAAAGACGGTGCAACCGGCAGCGGCCACACCAGGCGCCCCAGCACCGGACCCGGCGCTGGTAAGACGTGCAGAGGAAAACGGGTTCGTTGAGGACGCCGACATACTGCCGGACACAGACAAACCCGATGGCTATGACCTTTAAACCTGCTGCACTATGATATTGAATTTTAAAACTAACTACCCCAATTGGGTAACGGATAAAGCCGGGCAGCCCACAAAATTCATTGAACAAATTTGCCGCACCGATCCAAGAAAAATTCACACGATCCGCGACAACGACAGTCGGTATAACCGCCCCGGCGAGCAGGCATTGCACATGACAACAGGATCACGGACGCCGAATTATTGCTGCCATGCAATCAAAACTTACACCGGCAAGGAGCAGGTAACTATCACCGCGTCCAATTGTTCAGTAAAGCATGACGGCACCGACTGGCATCTTGTGCAAGTGAAAATCGGTGACAGAATCTTAGCCCACGAACAGGAGGAATTATTGTGGCGTAATGATGGATTTTATAGCGAAAAAGACTTTTGCGAATGGTTTTTCAATGAACAGCCCAAACCCGGCACTTTGTCCACGATTTCGCGTTGGATCATCCATTGGACGGATTTCAGGTACGCGAATTTATAGTCTAATTTGGCCGCTGTCAAATTTTGCGCCCCTGTCGGGATTACTTCCCGGCAGGGGCGCGTTCGTAGAAATTACCATCTCGATGGTACGAATCAAGCGGCCTCTTTGTGGCGAAGCAGGATAACGATGTCCAGGATCAGGGCAGCGGCGCCGACGCCTTTTTCAACGACTTGTTCGGCGACATCGTTAGCCAAATCGAAGCGGTCAACGAAGTAGGCGTACACCTCGTATTTTTCCTCGGTGGATGCATTGGCCCAGGCGCCGGGAATCAATTCGATGCCTTCGTAGGCTTGGGTTCCGGGACGTACCAAATCGAACACCTTGGGAATGTCCAACAGGTTGAGGCCGCCTCCGTCGCCTTTTGCCCGCTTGTATGTGTCCACGGTGGTGAACAAAAAGGCGATCACATCGACCAGTTCGTCGAGCGGTTGGTTTGCGGTACTGGAAACAAACTTTGTCATAATCTTGGTTTTGATATGTGTGAAGTATTGGTGTACGGGAGGTTCCGGCCAAACACAACGCGCCGGGAAACCAGGTTGTTGAGGCAGATCACGCAACCGCTGCCGGTAGCGGATCACCTCGGCGCGTGTAGCGGCGCACATCGGCATATCGGGCAACGCGCAATAATCAGTCTGCCCCAGTATGTAATCGCGCACCTTGCGCAATGCAATGGCCGTACCAGTGCCATCCCAGCCCCAGGCCACACCGTCCCAAATAGCCGGCAGCCTGCTCGGGCGAACTGGGGTACTGTTGGCCGGCCAAAGTATCACCCCTTTTTCTTCCGGGCTTTCTTCTGCCGTTTCCCAATGGGTGTATCGGCCTGCCCTGTCGTAACAATAGGCGATGTGATGGCTGGCGCCTGTGCCGGCGCCGGTGGTGGTGGATCGACTACCCATGTTTGCCCGTTCCATTTTGCCGGTGTGGCCTGGGGCTCAACAAATGTCGCATGAGCCGGAAGCAAATACAACACGGGGAGCAGCGGATCGGGGTCGGCATCGCTTTCCCCCAGGTATTCACCGGTATGTTCACAAAAATGGTAAACCTTCATTTTACTGGTATTTGATGCAGTACATCAACGCGATGTTCCTGGGCCGCGTCTCGTTGCCGCCATAGTCCTCAACGTTATCGCTGCTGGAAAAACCGGAAGTACCGGTAACGGCTGGCGGTAAGTCAAAGCCTGTCAAACTGCCTGGGCCGGTTTGCACATCCCGAAACAGGTGTTTGTGTGTTTTGAAGTCATCGGCCTGGGCTGTACCAATCGCCCGCCCCGAATCAATCCCACGGCCATTATCCCAGCCACGGACAAACTCGCCTCGCAGATCGGGCAGGTTGAATGTCGTTGATCCGTTGCCGGCGCCGTACGTCGTGCCGATCCGGGCAAACAGTTTTCCGTAAGTTGACCGGCTGACCGCGGCTCCATTGCATTTAAGCCAACCATCCGGGACCGTGCTATGTGCAAACGCTGTCACCATACCAATGTCATCGGCACCGGTGACAAAAGTCCAGGGATACCATGCATCAGTATCCCACCGGCGCCAGTAAATGCGGTTTCCGATGAAAAGTATTTGGATCAGTTGGTTCCCGCTGTCGGCCCCCTGAAAGACAATCATGTGCCCGACAGGGCCATTAAGCCCCCCCAGGCTTTCGGCGCTGGGCCTGTTGGCTGCCGTACTGGGCACAATATTGAAGCCCAGTTTAAACGCCGAAAAACTATCGCAGTCGGTGCAAACATTGCAATCCGCCCCCAGGCCAAACGCACCGACCGGCATTACCTGCCCGGCGCCGGTGCCGGCAGCCAGCAGGGCAGCGCTCCCCAGGCCATTTATTTTCGCGGGGTCAACTTTGGTGCCGTCAGGGATAAGCACATTATCCAGTCGGTCCCGCAGGAATTTAGTGCGGTTGACCAGCTGTTGCGCCTGCTGGTTTGCGATCCCGCCAGGGCCGCCGAGTACAGGATCACCGGTTTCGAGTTGGTAAATACCGGCTTCCCAGGTGGATGTTTCAGTAAGATTTGCCATGTTGGTCAGAATATGATTGTCCAGGTTCCTTCCAGACGGAAGGTGTTGTCTTTGGCAATGGCTGCCCGCGTTTTGCGGGCGAACAAATCGCCGTTATTGGTAAGGCCAAACTCCGTAATGGACAGGCCGTTGCCTTCGCTTGTTTCCAACGACCAGTTGAATGCGACCTGCCCCGTCGCCGGGTAGGTTACACTCAACAGGGCTTTATCCAGTTGGTTGGTGAGCGCCGTATCTCCCAGGGCCGGCGCCGCTGTACCTTCACCAAACGCAATACCATCAACCGCGAACACGGATGCGCCGCCCAACAGTTGCGCCAGGCTATTCCGCCCCAGGTTGACAATCAAATTTGCGTCCCGGTATTCTTCCAGGACGGCGCCGTCAACCTGGCGCACTTTGCGGAGGTAGAATTCCCCGCGGACAGTTACTTTCTCTGACGTTGCGTTCATAGTATTTCGGTTGAAATAAGGTCGCCGTTTTGGTAGATTTTTAATTCCAGCGGATCAGCCCCTTTGTCGTAGTTGCTGGCGCCGTTGTACGTGCCCAGGCCGTCGAAGTATAACCCGGCTGTCATGTAGTCAGGTGAGTTTAATGGATCGGCGTACAGATCAAATGTATCATCTGAAACAACCGCCGTGTCAGCAAAGGTAAGAGCAAACGTAATATCAACGAGCCTCGATCTCACGTTTTTGTATTCCTCCACCATCACCGCAATCCGCGCCCGATCAATTGCCCCCAGGGGTTTAGCATCTGGCACAAATATTTTGATCCGGAAGTCGGCCCAAAAGCCGCCGCCGTATGTCTGCGTCCCATCGTAGTTGTAAACGCCATCGTAATTCACGCTATCCAAAGAAACGTGTTCAATGATGGTTACATCTTGGTATCCGACCCGCCGTATTGCCTCCTTTACTGCCCAGGGGGTGCCCTTGCGCCGGTGCAACTCTATTGCACCTTTTATGAGTGTTCGTTTGGCCTGCTCTGTGTCTGCCAAATCCCAGCCGCCTGCCCCCATTACATCGAACTGCTCCGCAAGGTACAACAGCACAGCAGCCGGGACCGTGTTGATGTTATAGACCAGCACAGGCGTAATGTCCAGCCCATCCAGCCGGGTACCGGAGGCCAGATCAAAGGCCGCCAGGTGTTGAATGTGCCGGATTGATGAAGCGACAAGTTTATCAGCCATCGGTCGTGTCGGTTATCGTGATAGTAACGGTGCCACAAATACCAACCTCTGTTTCTCCCAGGATCAGGTCGGCAGCCGGCTGGATTACATCTACCGAGTAAACCTTGTCGGCCAAAAGTGCAGCCGCTTTGATTTGATCGATGGTTATGTCTTGCCCCAGGCGCCGCGCTCGGTTTGCCTTGTACGCTTCTACCTGTGCTGTCACTTCGGCCAAAACAGTGTCGGCGTCCAGCCCGTTGAAAATGACTATCTCAAGTTCGATATCGTATGCCGAAATCGTTGGGCTTTCTACCAATACTGTGTCCGTTAATGGCCGCACCGTTTCGTCGTTGCAAGCGCTGGCGACCAGGTTCAATATCGGCGTCGGCGTTTCTGTACCATCGGCCATCAGCGGCAATATCTTGACAGTGCCGGGTGTTGGCTGGATCACGGCGACATCCACGATTAAAACGCTGGCTGTTTTTGCCCAATACTGATAGGCGCCCCGGCTGCCGGCTGTGCTGAATGCTGCCGGCGCCAACCGTATGCGTTCACGCAATTGGTCGTCTGTTTCTGTGTCTGCACCGCCAACCGTTGCATCCGTATTGGGCAAAAACAGCCACCAGGGCACCGGGTCCAAAATTTCGGTTATCTCCCCCAGGGCATACCCGTTGCCGATCACGCCAACAGGTGACGCGAACGCCTCCACCGAAACCGTATCTGTACCAACGGGCACGGAAACCGTTTCTACGGTCGCAAAAAACACCTTTCCGTCTTTACTGGCGACCCGGGTGTTTTCCGGTATAA